ACCACCTTATAAAATAAAGGCAGTTAAATGTGATACACCAAAAGAATTTGGTGATAAAAGAAAGGACAAAAGATATGGACACGCATATGAAAAAATACGATAACGTAAACAACCCACGACATTATAATAAAGATGGTATTGAATGTATTGATGGTATCAAAGCATCAATGTCAGACAAAGAGTTTGTTGGTTACTTAAAAGCAAATGTTATAAAGTATCTTTGGAGGTACGATTATAAAGGAAAACCTTTGGAAGATTTAAAAAAAGCACAATGGTATCTTGACAAACTTATAAATATAATTCATAATGAGGACTTAAAATCAAGACAGATAATAATGGAAGGTTTTAAGGAAGGAGTAAATGATGATATCTAAATTTAAAACACACGAAGAAATACCAACATCTCTTGCAGATAATATATTAACTATGAGTGGTGAAACAAATATTAAACAAGTTCCATTGAAAGATATAAATGGTTTTGTTGAAATGATGGAAGGAGTTGATAGTGGAATTAAAGAAGTTAACAATAAAAGAACGTGAAGAAGTAGTTATTACTATACATAAAATAATTATGGAGTTAATAATTAAATATGATTCACCTGAAACTGTTTACTTAATGGCAAGAGCATTAGCAATTACAGCCATAACCAAAGCTGAAAAAGATTACTATGGTTTTCTTACAATGCAGAACGCATTAAATGATACTGCTCAAGAACTTATAGCATTAGGTATGGGAGAAGAACCAACTGAAGGTGATGAAATATTTGAGTTCATGTACGATAAAAATGATAATGATAAATTACACTAGGGGTTTATATGTTAAAAATGGAAAGTAAATTTTTAAAGCACGAAGCATGTCCAAAATGTGGGAGTAAAAATAATTTAGCAAGATACACTGATGGTCATGCACATTGTTTTACACCTGACTGTGGGTACTATGAAAAAGCTGAAGGAGTAGCAACACCAATGAAAAATACTATGAATAACGATTTATATGTTGGTCAAACAACATCATTAAAAGATAGAGGTATATCCCAGGAAACTGCTAGTAAGTATGGAGTAACAACTCTGACTACCAATGGTATGATAACTAAGCATGTCTATCCTTATTTTAGTTCAGATAAAAAACATGTAGCAAATAAGATTAGAACTTTACCAAAAGAGTTTACTGCTCAAGGTAACTTTGGATTGTCACAATTATTTGGTCAACAGTTATTTAGTGGTGGTCAAAAGTACATCACCATATGTGAGGGTGAGTGTGATGCCTTATCTTGCTATGAGATGATGGGTTCTAAGTGGGCATCAGTATCAATTAAGAATGGGGTTCAATCAGCAGTAAGAGATTGTAAACAGAACTTTGAATACCTAGATAGTTTTGAAAATATAATTATTTGTTTTGACAATGACGATATAGGTAAGGCAACTGCAAATAAAGTAGCAGAAATATTTTCACCTAACAAATGTAAGATTGTTAATATGGAATTAAAAGATGCTAATGAATATCTCAGGGCAGGACAAAGACAAAAGTTTGTTCAATGTTGGTGGAATGCAAAGTCACACACACCTGAAGGTATACTTAGAGTATCAGATATAAGAGATAATCTTTGGAAAAAGAAAGATAGAAAGACTTGTCCTTATCCTTTTGATGGACTAAATGAAAAGCTTTATGGTGCAAGGACTGGAGAACTTGTAACGATTACTTCAGGTACTGGTATGGGTAAGTCATCATTCATGAGAGAACTAGTCTATCATTTTTGGAAAACAACTCAAGATAATATTGGTTTAATATTTCTTGAAGAAGATGCAGAAAGAACTTTACAAGGTGTGTTAGGTATACATACTAATAAACAATTACATCTTGATGAAGTGTGGGAAAAAGAAAACATTGAAGACTTGAATAAAGTTGTTGACGAGTTTGATAGTGATAGATTAACTATCTATAATAATTCATTTGGCTCTTTAAGTGACGAACAAATCATGGCTCGTATACGTTTTATGGCTAAAGGGTGTGATTGTAAATGGATATTTATTGACCATCTTAGTTTAATTATGTCAGCTCGTGAAGATAATAATGAAAGAAAAGCAATTGATTTATTAATGACTAAACTCAGAGGTCTTTGCCACGAAACAAAAGTAGGAATGTTTTTAGTTTCACATCTAAGAAGACTTGATAATGATAAGGGACACGAAGAAGGTAAGCAAGTTTCTCTTTCTCATTTGAGAGGCTCACATGCCATTGCTCAATTATCTGATGCAGTAATTGGTATGGAAAGAAACCAACAAGAAGAAGATGAAGTATCAGCTAACACCTCAATCATTAGAGTATTGAAGAATAGATATGCAGGTATTACTGGTATTGCTTCCTATCTTTTATGGTCAAAAGAAAATGGACGTATGACTGAAATAGAAAACCCTTTCAAGGAAAAAGATAATGACAATGAAACCAACTAAAGATAATAGAAAAAAGTTTGACCTTGACTTAGCTTATGGTCAAGTCAGAGAAGATGCCATAAAGGATATGCTTCAGGATAAAAAGATTGAGGTAAAATCTGAACGTGATGTATGGCAAAAAACTGGTAACATTGCGATTGAATATGAGAGTTATGGTAAACCTTCAGGTATCAATGCAACTGAAGCTGACTACTGGTTTCATAATCTTTGTGTGGGTGATGATGTTTATGCCACGTTAGTATTTAAAACTGACAGTTTAAAAAAGATTATTAATTCTTTAGATAGGAAAGTCTCAGTAAGTGGTGGAGACCATAATGCTTCAAAGATGTACCTAATTAATTTACAAAAACTATTTGCAATACAAACAATAAAAGATTATATTCAGGTTAAATGAGAGTAATACTAGACATTGAAACTGATTCACTTGATGCAAAGAATATTCATTGTGTTGTTGCTAAGAACATTGATGAAAATAAAACCTATTCATTTGTAGGTGAAGATTGTTACACTAAATTACCTAACTTTATTAACAATCATTGTAAAGAAATTATAATGCATAATGGTGTTTCATTTGACGCACCAGTTCTAAACAGATTACTCAATACAAAAATAACTATTGGACAAATAACTGATACATTAATCATGTCACAGTTGTACAATCCTGAAAGAGAGAAGGGTCATTCACTTGATTCCTGGGGTGAACGTATTGGTTTAAATAAAATTGAGTTCAATAACTTCTCACAGTTTAGTCAAGAGATGTTAACGTATTGTAAAAGAGATGTTGATGTAACTCACCAAGTTTATAAAAGATTAATTGTTGAAGGTAAAAACTTTTCTAGAAAATCTTTAAGACTTGAACATGATATACGTTCAATCATAACTAAACAAGAGAACAATGGTTTTTATTTAGACCAAAAAAAAGCAAGTAGTCTACATGCAATGCTTGAAGATAAAGCTGAACAGTTAGAAAAAGAAGTACATAAAACTTTTCCACCATTAAAGATTGAAGAACAGTTTATACCTAAAGTAAATAATAAGTCTCGTGGTTATGTTAAAGGTGTACCTTTTACTAAAGTTAGTCATCAAGAATTTAATCTTGCATCTCGCAAACAAATAGCTGAAAGACTTATGAAGCTAGGTTGGAAACCAAATAAGTTTACTGATAAAGGTTCACCCATTGTAGATGAAGGTGTTCTATCTAAGATAAAAGATATAGCTGAAGCTAAACTTATATCTGAATATTTATTATTAAAGAAAAGAACTTCTCAAATAACATCTTGGTTAGATGTTGTAAATGATAAAACAAGTAGAGTGCATGGTAGAGTTTTAACTTTACGTTGTGTGTCAGGTAGAATGAGTCACCACTCTCCAAACATGGCTCAAGTTCCTGCAGTTTATTCACCTTATGGTAAAGAGTGTAGAGAAGTATGGACTACAGATAAACCTAATACTCACGTTATCTTTGGTACTGATGCTTCAGGACTAGAGTTAAGAATGTTAGCACATTATATTGATACACCTGAGTATACAAATGAAATATTAAATGGAGATATTCATACAAGAAACATGAGCATGGCAGGACTTACAAATAGAGACCAAGCTAAAACTTTTATCTATGCTTTTTTATTTGGAGCAGGTGCAAAAAAGATTGCACAAATAGTTGGTTCAAAAGATATGTCAGTTGGTAAAAAACTTATTGATAAATTTTTAACTGAACTTCCTAAATTAAAAAGTTTTAGAAACCAAGTGGAAGAAGCTGCGACTATGGGTAAGGTAAGAGGGTTAGATGGTAGATTATTTAATGTACGTTCACCACACAAAGCAGTTAATACTATTGTTCAAGGTGCAGGAGCAATAGCTTGTAAAGTTTGGTTAAGACAAATGATAAACTTAATAAATAAATCAGGTATTGATTCTAAACTTGTAGCTTCAATACATGATGAGTATCAATTTGAAGTACACAAAAAAGATGTAGAAGAAATGGGTAGGATTGTAAAGACTGCCATTCAAAATACTACTGAAGAGTTAACCCTGAAATGCCCACTGGACGCAGAGTTCAAGACTGGTTTGAGTTGGGCAGAGACACATTAATGATAGAATTAATTACAACAAAAAGAACAGATGAAAGACTTCTTTCTTTAATGAAAATACATTATTCAAAACCTAAAGGGTTTGTAGGTAGAAATATTTGTTATGCAATTTTATATGACAATAATTATTATGGACATATAATTGGAGGCTCATCAGTAAAACATCTAACTGGAAGAGACAATTATTTTAATATTAATAAAGAAAATAAAAATAATTTATTACAAAATATAGTTAATAATATATTTTATAATATAAATAAAATTGATGATAAATATCCTGAAAGAAATTTTACTACAAAAGTTTTACAAAAATTTATTAAAACAATAACTGTTGACTGGGAACTTAAATATGGAAACAAAGTTATTGGTTTTGAAACTTTAGTTGAACTGCCTAGAAAAGGAGAACTTTATTTGAAAGATAAATGGGTTCATGTTGGCACTACAAAAGGATTTACTTGTAAGAGAGAGGGTGGAAAAGGAACAGATTCTTGGTCAGGTAAAAGAGTTTGGGACACAAAAAATCTTAAACCCAAAATAGTATTGTGTAAAAAAATATGAAAGGAGAAATAAATGTAAAAAGTTCTTGACAATGTTACTATAATGAAATATAATTAGTATTTAAAATAAGTCATATTCAAATGACAATTATGAAAGGAGTACGAAAATGACTGTAATAAATGGAAAATCTTATTGGGCACAAGTTGTAGCACCTAGCACTAAGTTTGATGAAGGTGGAGTGTACAGTATAGATGTATCAGTTGATGCTGAAAACAAAAAGAAAGCTGAAGCTGATGGACTGTCTGTTAAAAACAAAGGAGACGAAAGAGGAGACTTTGTTACTATTAAGAGAAAAGCTACTCGCAAAGATGGTACTCAAAATAGAGCACCTGAAATCAAGGACAATATGAAACGTCCTTTGGAAGGGGTTCTTATTGGTAATGGTTCTAACGTAAATGTTCTTTATAGAATGTACGATTGGAAGTGGGGAGGTAACTCAGGTAAGAGTGCTGAACTACAAGCCATTCAAGTTGTTGACTTAGTACCTTATGTTGACAAAGAAGTTGATGAAGCTTTCCAGGAAATACCTAAAGAAGGCGAAGAGTCTAATGACTTTGCTACAAACGTAGCCTAACAATAAATAAATAGAGGGGACGTGGCTAATAACTACGTCCCTTTTTTTGTCTAATGAAAAAAATTGATACTCTAGTTAAAGACATGTACGATACTATCTCTGAAGGTAAACAACCATCAATGAAAGATGTTGAATCATTCGCAGAAAATATCAAAATAAATATCATGTCGTTATTTGACAAATATTCTGAGAATAATAATTTAAGAATGTCTCAGATTGGTAAACCTGATAGACAGGTCTGGTATCAATCAAGAGATATAAAAAAAGAAAAGCTACCTGCTTGGGCAAAGATAAAGTTTGCTTATGGTTATATGCTTGAAGAATTACTTTTACTTCTTGCGAAAACTGCAGGACATGAAGTTAAGAATGAACAAAAAGAATTAGAGATTGAAGGAGTATTAGGACATCAAGATTGTGAGATTGATGGTGTGATTACAGATTGTAAATCTGCTAGTGCTTACTCATTTAAAAAGTTTTCTAATCGTTCATTATTAAAAGATGACCCTTTTGGATATATACCTCAACTATCAGCTTATGCTGAAGCACAGGGTAAAGAAGGTGGTGCGTTTCTTGCTATAGATAAACAAAGTGGCAGGATATGTCTTATGCCTGTCCATCAAATGGAGATGATAAATGCGAAAGATAGGGTCTTACATCTTAAAAATGTTGTCGCAAGTGATACAATTCCTAGCAAGTGTTATGACGATATTGCAGATGGTGTTAGTGGTAATCGTAAACTTGATGTTGGCTGTTCCTACTGTGCTTATAAAGTTGATTGTTGGAAGGATGCTAATGGTGGGAAAGGACTTAGAAAATTTGTCTATTCAAATGGACCAAGATACTTAACTACAGTAGCTAGAACACCTGATGTACAAGAGGTAGCAGTAGATGACATTGGTTAGTGTATTTGAATTACTAGCTGCAATTAGTGCAGTGATTACTGTTTGGGTGTATGGTAACAAAGATAACTATGCACCCTTATATGGTATGGTTTCAAATATAATATGGATTACATGGTCAGTATTATCTGATAGTTATTACATGTTAATTATGTGTGTAGTATTTACTTGTCTACATATACGAAACTATTTTCATATGAGGAATATTAAATGAAGTTTAGAAGTGGTTCAGAAGAAAAAGTTTATAAATTTTTTAAAGATAAAAAAGTAAAAGTTAAATATGAACCTAATAAATATAGTTATGAATGGTTTGAAAATAAAACTTATTGCCCTGACTTCTTGTTACCTAATGGTTCTTATATAGAAGTTAAAGGTAGATTAACTATTGAGATGAGAAAGAAACATTTGTTTTTTAGAAAGTCTAATCCTAATATTATAATTAGATTTGCTTTTGATAATCCAAATAAAAAACTAAACAAAGGTGGCACTATGACTTATGCAGGATGGTGTGATAAACATAACTTTGAATACTGTAAGATAAGTGATGGTATTCCTAAACAATGGTATAATGCAAAAAGAGTATGAAGATTTTTTACAACAGACAGAAACTAATTTTATCAGCTCAACAAGTGCTGAGAGGAGTCTATTCCTTGCAGTTATTTTACAAGCATTACTTGATGCCACACAAAAAGATACAAGAGATTTGGAAAGTTCAAAGATTAAACGTGAAGCTATACTATGGTTCACTTCAAACTTTGGAGAAACTAAAAAAGATTTTGAATACATATGTCATTCAGCTAGGATTAATCCTGCGTACATGCGAAAGGTAGCTATGGATATACTGTCTTCAAAAAGAACTAACTTTATTCGTACACATATAAATGCTATATTGACAGATAAAGATAGTTATGATAGAGTAAAAAATAATAAACAAAGAAAGGGGAAATAATCATGTTACCAACTGAATACCAAAACTATATTGCTATCTCTCGTTATGCGAGATGGATTGAAAAAGAAAACAGAAGAGAAACGTGGAGTGAAACTGTTGAACGATATGTTAGTTATATGCAAGGACGTTATGAGAAACTAACAAATAAAAAATTAGACAAGAAAGAAAGAGATAGATGGATTGATGCTATCACTACATTAAAAGTTATGCCTTCAATGAGAGCATTGATGACTGCAGGAGCTGCTCTTGATAAAGATAATGTAGCAGGATTTAACTGTTCATATGTAGCTATTGATAATGTAAGAACCTTTGACGAAATTATGTACATACTTATGTGTGGTACTGGTGTAGGGTTTAGTGTTGAAAGACAATACGTTGATAAACTTCCTGAGATTGCAGAGAAGTTTCATACTACTGAAACAGTAATCAAAGTTAGAGATAGTAAAATAGGCTGGGCAAAATCTTATCGTGAACTTGTTGCTATGCTTTACGCAGGACAAATACCACAGTTTGATATGTCTCTTGTCAGACCTGCAGGTGCTAAACTAAAAACATTTGGTGGACGTGCTAGTGGTCCTGACCCATTAAGAGATTTATTTAAATTTAGTATTGAAACATTTCAAAAAGCTAGTGGTAGAAAATTAAATAGTATTGAGTGTCATGATATTGTATGTAAAATTGCAGACGTAGTTGTTTGTGGTGGTGTAAGACGTTCAGCTTTAATTAGTCTTTCTAATCTTTCAGACATTAGAATGAGAGATGCAAAGACTGGTCAATGGTGGGACAATAATCCACAAAGAAGTTATGCTAATAACTCTGTAGCTTATACTGAGAAGCCTGACATAGGTACATTCATGAAGGAGTGGGTATCTCTTTATGATTCTAAATCAGGTGAACGTGGTATCTTTAATAGAGTTGCATCACAAAAGATGGCAACACGTTCAGGTAGAAGAGAAGGTGACTTTGACTTTGGGACTAATCCATGTTCAGAAATAGTTTTACGAAATAAACAATTTTGTAATCTATCTGAAGTAGTTGTAAGACCTGATGATACTGAAGAAACTTTAAAAGAAAAGGTAGAGATAGCTACAATCTTTGGTACACTTCAGTCAACTCTATCAGACTTTAGATACTTAACTAAACAATGGAAAGATAACACTGAAGAAGAAAGATTACTAGGTGTTTCATTAACTGGTATTATGGACCACGAAGTTTTATCAGGTAATATATTTAATCAAACTGTTTTAAAAGAAATGTTAATTAACTTAAAAGAACATTCAATTAAAACAAATAAGAAGTGGGCAGAGATGCTAGGAGTTAATCAAGCTACTGCTATTACTTGTGTGAAACCTTCAGGAACTGTATCACAATTAGTTGATTCAGCTTCAGGTATTCACCCACGTTATTCACCTTACTACCTTAGAACTGTAAGGGCAGATAAGAAAGACCCATTGTGTGACATGATGTTAGACAAAGGTTTCTATGGTGAAGATGACGTAATGAAACCTAATGATACAAAAGTTATTTACTTTCCTATGAAGTCTCCAACGAGTTCAATTATGAGAGATGCTAAATCTGCTATTGAACAACTAGAGATATGGAAGATGTATCAATTGCATTGGTGTGAACACAAACCTTCAATCACAGTTTATGTGAAAGAAGATGAATGGTTACAAGTAGGTGCATGGGTTTATGAAAACTTTGATGTGATGAGTGGTGTTTCATTCTTACCTCACTCTGAGCACTCATATAAACAAGCACCTTATCAAGAAGTTGATAAGAATACATATGAAGAATGGTTAGCTAAGACTCCTAAAAATATTAATTGGATGGACTTAACTAACTATGAGAAAGAAGATACAACTACATCATCAAAAGAACTTGCGTGTACTGCAGGTGCGTGTGAAATAGTTTAATTTTTTCTTGACTTTATATTTAAAAGGAGTATAATAATACAATGTTATTAAATGCTAGAACAAATTACGAGTCAGAGACTATACATCCATTACCCTATAATGAAACTAGTTTTGTTTTTATAGGGTATGATAGTCGTGAAGATATTGCTTATAGAGTTTGTGAACATTCTTTAATACGAAGAAGTTCACGACCTCTTACAGTAATTGATTTAAACCATATCACTTTAAGAAAAGGTGGTTACTTTAATAGAGAGTGGAGAGAAAATGAAGAGGGTCAGAAATATGATGTGATAGATGATAAACCTTTTTCTACAGAGTTTAGTCATACACGTTTCCTTGCACCTGAGATTGCTAAACGTAATGGTGTTAAAGGTTGGATTATGTTTTGTGACTGTGACTTTTTATTCTTGGACGATATAGATAAACTATTCAAGTGGGTTGAACTTAACTGTCCTGATAAAGCAGTAGCTTGTGTTAAGTTTGACTGGCAACCTACTGAAGATACTAAGATGGACAACCAAAAACAATTAGGTTATGACAAAAAGCTTTGGTCTTCACTTATGTTATTAAATATGTCACATAAAGATGTGCGTAATCTTACATGTGAAGATGTAAATACTATGAGAGGTTTACATCTACATCAATTCAAATGGACTTCAGACAGTGAGATTGCAGGTATACCTTGCACCTGGAATCATATTCCTGATGTATCTAATATAGGAGAGAAACCTAGTGCTATACATTTTTCTTTAGGTGGACCTTGGTTTGGTGGTTCATATAAAGATATTAGGTTTGCTCAAGACTGGGAAGATGAGAAACTATTATATAGAAATACAGTAGATGAAACC